TCCGGTGTTGCTTATATCGATTCGGCAGACAATGAAAATGTTCAAGTCGAAGAGGTTCCCTCTGTGGGTGGGGACGTTCCGGTTGAATCTGGCACCGGCGACAATTCAATTCAGCAATCTGATACGGGGGCACTAGCTCTAGGTGAAAACTCAGCAGCTTTTAATAATAGTGTCGCAGGTTGTATGGGCTTTAGATACAAGGGACTTGACCTTGTAAATCATAAAATTTATCTTACAACTGATGACAAGATTACTTATCAAGATATTCAGTTTAAAGGTACTGAAAACGATGCTTTTGATGAAGAATCATTGATTGACAATGAACTACAGATAAATGAATATTACAAAAACGGAGATATATTCTCACTTAAAACTCGTGGTATTGATTGTGATAATGTTGGTGTAATAACTACTATTGAAAATAATGTTGTTACATTTGAACCTGGTACTAAAATTGATGCATTAACAAAAGCGCAAGTTCAAACAGAAGACACTTATAGTGATCGTTATAGTTTCTTTGTTCCATCAAAACCAATACAAGGTGTGGTTGTAGTCTCTGATCATTCAGCAGCATTTGGCATTAGTATGGATAAAACTAATGCTGCTACTGGTAGATATTCCATTGCTGCTGGTAGAGATAACTTAGCTTATGGTGATGGTGCTGTTGCAATGGGCCGAGAATGCACAGCAGGATATGGTTGTATATCACTTGGATTTAATGCTGATGCAATCGGTGATAGAAATGTAGCCATAGGAGTTAATGTCACAAACAAGGGCAACAATTCGGTAGCTACAGGCGCAAGTACTCAAATATTAGAAAACGGTCAATATTCATTCGTTTCTGGCTTTAAAAACTATGCTAGACATCCTGGCGTCGCTATGTTTGGTAGATTGAATGGCTATTCATATACGCCTGATCAGGCTGTTTTTGGCGTTGGCGCTAAGATGAAATCTACTACTGGAGCTTTACTAGTTGTAGGTAATGGCAAAATAACTGGTACAACACCTAATACATTTGCTGTAGCTGATGAAGATCGTTCTAATGCTTTCTTGGTTTGGAATGATGGCAGAGCTACCGTTGGGGCAGCTCCTAAGAATGATATGGATGTTGTTAATAAAGGTTCTGTAGCTTCTATAATGAAAAATACTTTACCTTTACAAAAAGGAAGCAATACAAACAGTGTTAGATCTATTAACGAAAACTGTGTAGCAGATGGTGCTCATAGTTTTGCTTTCGGGGAACAAGCTGTAGTTACTTCTGCAGGAAGTAACAGTATTGCATTAGGTAGATTGGCTGAAGTAAGAGCACCGTTTAGTACTGCTATTGGACGTGGTGTAAAAACTGCCGAAAACACTGCAGTTTCTCCAAATAGAGATCAATTTGTAATTGGCAGATATAATGAAATACTTGATGCGTTCCCAAGCTCAGGTTCTCATAAAGACAACTATAAAGCTGCCGCTTTTGTAGTTGGTGTAGGTAATGGTGATGATAAATATGCGAATGACGGAACTATAATAACTAAGAACCGTAAAAATGGTCTTGTTGTATGGGGAGATGGTCGTGTTACTGCTGGAGCAAGCCCAACAGGTAATATGGATGTTGTTACTAAACAATATCTTGAAGAATATATTAATTCTTTGAGCGGAGACGAGGTGGCTTACTGATGGCTAAAAAATTATATGAAGAAGAAAATATAAGAGCTATTGCAGAAAGAATTCGCCAAAACGCAGCAGCCTTAACAGCTCCTACATATACTGTAGCAGAAATGGCTCATGGTGTCGATTTAGTCTATAGTGAAGGATTTGATAACGGATACTACGAAGGTGAAGGAATAGGTTATCAAGATGGCTGGGATATGGGCTGGGATGATGGCTGGGGATATGGATATACTTGTGGTGAAGAAGATGGTTGGGAATGGGGTTTTAATGACGGTTATGACGCAGGTGTAGAAGACAGTGCAGCATCTGGAATTAAAGAATTTTTAAAGAAATATCAGAAAAATGGCGACAGAACTGATTATAACTACGCATTTCGTGGTGATTGGTGGGATGACACTACATTTCAGCCAACATATAATATTGTTTGCGATTCCGCTAAAAGTATTTTTGAAGAAAGCGGAATAAGCACAATACCTGTTACGCTTGATATTTCAAATTGTCTTAATTTAGAGTATGCTTTTAATGCTTGTTGCGTAGAAACAATTAAAGAAATGATTGTTTCAGAGAAAACTGAATTTGATATCACAACCTTTATAATTGCTGAATCTCTTAAAAATGTGACGGTAACTGGAGTAATAGGCAAAGATTTATTTATGGGTAATTGTTATTTCCTTTCTTATGATAGCATTGTTTCTATCATAAACGCATTGTCTAATACTACCTCTGGATTAAGTGTTACATTCTCCGAAGAGGCAAAATTGGATGCATTTGTGGATGACGAGTGGGAAGCATTAGTTGCCACTAAACCCAACTGGACTATATCGCTTATATAAGGAGAAATATAAATATGAGAAATGTAATTACAGCAACAGAAGGACATATTCTAACTGATGGTCATGTATATGGAAAGGTTATTTACCTTGCCGAGGGTGTAGATGTGTCTACTTTCTATGAAATAACAAAAGAAGAATATCGTGAGATTATCGGCAGAAAAGAAGCAGAACGAATAAATAATTAATAAAGGAGGAATTTATTATGTCAACTACGATTAAAACAGGTTGGCTAAATGATAAAAATGGAGATAAATTTGCTCCTAAAACACTAACATCGCAAGTGCAAACTAGTGATGGAACTTTAATTGAAGATAAGATTGCTCAAGATATACAGAAAGCTTTAGATACTATTGAAATTCCAGATGTAACAGGTTATGCAAAGTTAGAGGATATTCCTACTAATGTATCGTCTTTTAATAACGATGCTGGCTATTTAACAGAACATCAATCTCTTGCTGGCTATGCTACAGAAAAGTATGTAGATGATGCGGTTAGTAATAAAGCTGACACGAATCACAATCATGATGAATTATATGATAAAAAAGGTTCTGCAGAACAAGTTAAAAATGATCTTCTTAACGGGGCTGGACCTGCATATGATACTCTAAAAGAGCTTGGCAGTCTAATTGCTGAAAACGTTGATGCAATAGAAGCATTAGAAACTATTGCAACAAACAAAGCAGATAAAGTTCATAATCATGATGAGTTATATGATCCTATTGGTTCTGCTGCTGCAGTTGAAGCAAAGATGGTAGTAACAAAGGGTTCAGGTGATAATTCAGTTCAGCAAGTTAAAACAAATGCTCAAGCATTAGGAATCGATTCTGCAGCTTTCAATAACTCTATTGCAGGGTGTAGAGGTTATAGGTATAAAGGTATTGATCTCGTAGATCATAAGATTTTTCTTACAGCAGATGACAATATTACTTATCAAGACATAAAGTTTACAAAAGATGAACGTTTTGATGAAAATACACTTAACTCATTGATTGACTACAACATGGATGTAACAGATAAAGGAGATAGCAACGGTGGTTATTCCGTGGGAGATGTTTTCACATTAAAAACACGATCCATTGATCTTGATATGATTGGAACAATCACTCATATCCAGAATAATATAATAACTTTTGCTCCTGGAACTGCTATCGATGATTTAACATTAGGGGACATTCAAAAAGAAGATACATATTCTGATAGATATAGCTTCTTTGTTCCTAGTAAACCACATGTAGGTGCTGTTTGTGTTTCTGATAACTCAGCTGCTTTCGGTGCTAGTGTCGACACTATAAATGCTGCTACGGGTCGTTTTTCATTTGTAGCTGGTCGTGATAATCTTGCCTATGGTGATAATGGTATTGCTATGGGTCGTGAATGCGTAGCTGATTATTCAGCTATAGCTCTCGGACAACAAAGTTCTGCTCTCTCAAAGAGAAGCGTCGCTATTGGTTTTAATAATGTGGTTACTGGAGATAGAGCTATTGCTATTGGCTTAAATCTTGTTAATGACGCTCCTCTTTCTTTTGCTGCTGGAGCTAGTAATGAAAATACAGCTAATGCTCGTCATTCGTTTACAGCAGGTCTTTTAAATACAGTAAATCATCCTGGATCTGTCATGTTGGGCCGAGTTAATGGAACAAGTACTGCTGAAGACCAAACTATTATTGGTAGAGGTGCTAAAAATGAAGGCACAGAAAATGCACTATTTATTATTGGTAATGGAGCAATAACAAGTACACCTTCCAACACTTCTATTAAAGATCGAGATCGTTCTAATGCATTTGTAGTTTGGAATGATGGTAGAACAACAATAGGGGCTGCACCGACAGATGGCATGGATGCTACCAATAAAGATTATGTAGATAACAGTATTAACAATGCTAAAACCGAGCTTAGTACTGCTATTAATAAAATACCTTTAATACAAGGTGATAAAGTAGGCTCAGCTCAAGGAGCAGCAAGTAGTAGTGGTTCAGCCACAGGAAAAAGAAGTTTTGCGTTTGGATATTTAGCTGAAGCTAGTTCTGATAATACCATTGCAATGGGATCTGAGGCAAAAGCTACAGCAACAAGTGCGATAGCATTAGGAAACTTTACTAAAGCAAATGGTGCTCATAGTTTTGCTGTTGGATATGAAGCGCAAGCCAATGGAAACCATAGTGTAGTAATGGGTAGAGGGTCTCAAACAAGTGGTTTGTATACTTATGCAATAGGTCATGGATTAAAGACAAAAGCACCAGAAGATGGCAATAAACAAATGGATCAAGTTATTGTGGGTACTTATAATGACCCTATAGATGCTAGCCCTGCTGATAAGTCTACATCTGGAGCTAGATTTGTTGTTGGTATTGGAACAACAGATACAACTCGTAAAAATGGTTTAGTTGTATGGGGAGATGGCCGCGTAACGGTTGGTACAAGCCCAACTGAAAATATGGACGTGGTAACCTTAGAATATCTTCAAAGTCAATTAGGCGCAATCGCACAAGAAAACGAGTTAATTACAGTAGAAGATATTGATGCTATCTGTGGAACCAATATGGTGACGGCAAATGACGAGGTGAAATTCTGATGAGCAAAGTAATTGTTGACAGAGAAGATATGGTTTCAATTGCCGACGCTGTAAGAAGTAAAACCGGAACAACGGCTGAAATGTCTATTCCAGAAATAGTTGTTGGTATAGAAGGGATTACTGGCGGTACAAGCAGTGCGTCTGATATTGGTGTATTTACGATTGATAATAGTGCAGTAGCAAATGTCAATTTTTTGTTTCTAAAAGGTATGACGTTCGAAGATTTGGCAACTTCTAAAATCAATATTTCATATTATAATGAAGAATTAAATATATCTACGTATTATGTAACAATCGGTAACGGTATGGTAGAGATTAATGATGGAGGAGGCCTGTCCTTCATTTGGGCGCTCTCAAATGATGGAGATTCTTTCGTAGAGCCAGTAGAACCTATTGAAGAAAAAACATATCTTACACGCGATGTTTGGTGATTAAAAGGAGGTAAAACATATGGCAAATCAATCAATTTTCGCCGCATTTGAGCGAATGTGGGCACATGTAGTTAATGCTCTTGGTGGTAAAGCAGATGTTGGTCACACTCATACAGAATACATGTTTGCTTCAGACCCAGTTGGCACTGGGTCTTTTTCTATGAATAGAAAGACTGGTAGTGTTATTGGATCAAACTCTCATGCTGAAGGGCTTGATACTATTGCATCTGGCGACGGCTCTCATGCTGAAGGGCTTTGTACTATTGCATCTGGCGTCACTTCTCATGCAGAGGGCATGAGTACATGCACAACGTCGGATTCTACCGTTTCACCATCCGCATCTAGTTGGACTGATGCTGGAGCATGTGGTCATGCAGAAGGATACGGCACTGTATCTTATGGTTTTGCATCTCATGCGGAGGGCAATGGAACAGATGCCGAAGGAAAGGCTTCTCACGCAGAAGGTCAGTTAACAAGAGCTCAGGGTGACTATTCTCATGCAGAGGGAATCGGTACAATCGCAGAGGGAGATGCTTCTCATGCAGAAGGAGTTGAAACGGAAGCCATCGGTACTGCTTCTCATGCTGAGGGAAATAAGACTAGTGCATTTCAATATCAACATGTACAAGGACATTATAATTATAATATTGCAGAAGGTTCTATTGCTGGAACAGAAGGAGTAGCTTTTGTAATCGGCAATGGCGCACCCGGTCATCTTTCAAATGCATTCCGTGTAGATTACAACGGTGTACCATATGCACAGTCTTATTTGGTAGCTTCTGGTGCCGACTATGCCGAGTTTTTTGAGTGGCAAGACTTGAATCCAAACGATGAAGATAGACGTGGCTATTTCGTAACTCTTGATGGAGATAAGATTAAAATTGCAGAACCAAACGACTATATTCTTGGTATCATCAGCGGTCTGCCCGCAGTAATTGGTAATGGAGACGAAAACTGGAGAGGAAGATATATTCTTGACGACTTTGGAGCGTTTATTACTGAAGAGTTTGAATATGAAGAAGATGTTTTTGATAAAGAAACGGGCGAAAAGAAAACTGTGACAAAAACAGGAACCAAGTACAAAGAAAATCCGGATTATGATCCTTCTCTTCCTTATATTCAGCGTAAAGATAGACCAGAGTGGGATGCTGTCGGTATGTTTGGCGTCTTGGCCGTAAGAGATGACGGCACGTGTACTGTTAACGGTTATTGCACAGTAGCAGAAGGCGGAATAGCAACAGCTTCTGAAAGCGGCTATAGAGTAATTAAAAGAGTTAGCGATAATGTTGTGAGGGTCGTTTTTAAATGACCCTCCAACGCATTTTTTATGAAAGGGGTGAGTCTATTGATTCGAGCTACATGTCAACAATTTAGATTTAAGTTACCTTATAAAAAAGAAGACATAAAAAAGGTGCAAATAACATTCTGGCAAGAAGATAACCCTGCGTTACCAATTACAAAGGGTATAGAAGACTGTATGGGAGATCCAGATTCTAAGGAACTGTATGTAGAGCTTGATCAGGTTGCAACTGCGGCTTTTAAAACAGACAGAAAAGCATTTGTGCAGCTCAGAGGATTAACGATCAACGATTTTGTTTTCGGTAGTCGTGTTATGCCTATCACTGTATATCCGGTCAAAGACGACACCATTTTAGAGTGAGGTGTTTACTATGGATGAAAAGGTTAAAGTCGTTGAAGAACCTATTGTAATTCAAACAGTAGCAAAATCCATGGACACCGAAATAAAAGAAGAAATACAAGAAGTTTCCGTCCAGACCGTATCTACGGCAAACATAGAAGTAGAGGACGAAAATATTATTGATATTGAAATGTCTGAAGCTTTTCCATTTATGACGAATGGGGCACTGAATGAGGCCATGGATGATAAGGATGTTCTTCTTGATGGTGGATTGGCTATTGATAAGAATGCCGAGTTTGTGGCTTTGCAGGATTTGTTAGAGATTTCGGCAGACAGTGGAACTGTGTCCCATTCTCTTCTGCATGGAAGAAACCTGAGTAATCAGCATGAAATATCCGCTATAACTGGGTTGCGCAAAGAACTAAACGATCTAGGTGTTGCTGATCGCGTTTATTCTAATGAATCCGGACTTGGCGAATTCCGAAGATGGAGTGACGGAAATCCAGGTGGCGAAGATAGATCTGGATATTTTGTTACTATTTCTGATAACGGCTATGACATAGAAATATGCGGTGAAGCACATGATGTTTACGGTATTTCCGTGAGCAGTAGTGGATTTGTCGGTAATCAGAACAGCGAGTACCAAAAAGGGAAAGATATTGTAAACAACTATGCAAATAGCACTGCCTATTCTATCGTTGGTATTGTTGGTGCAATGCGGGTTCATACTGATGGCACTGCACGAAAAGGCGATTATGTTGTTCCGGCTAGCGATGGAATGGCGACGCTTTCCAAGAACAGTTATGGCTACAAGGTGCTGTCAACGAGCAGTATTCTTGGTTATGAGTATGTAACAATTGCTATTACACCTCAAAGTGATGCTCTGAGCCGCCTGCAAGAATCTGTGGCCGGTGGGGATTTGAGAGACTTATTTATTAAAATTGAGGACGTTGAAATAAAAGTAAATGCTTCCGACAAAGATATTCAAGATATTATAGGCGAACTTGAGGATATGACCGTGAAAGTCACCACAGCGGATGAAGTAGCAAAAACTGCCATTAAAAATGCCGATGAAGCTATAAGCATAGCAACCAATGCGGCAACAGAAGCAAGGGATGTAGCACAAGAAGCAAAAGATGCCGCCGATGGAGCTATTCATGATGTTAGAACAGCTGTGGCCGATACAGTAAATTTGAAAAATGATTTGCAACCAATTATCGATTGGGGCGCCGATGATGATTATGGGGCAGCTAATGGTGTTCATGGGTTTATAACACAGGCAAATTCAGACCATAAAAAGTTGGTCTCACTGATGACTGGCGACTTTCCTGATGGTACAAGTCTTGCTGCCATTATACAAAAGGTCGATGCTAACGGCGCAATGATTCAACATTTAACATCTCACGTGGACAAATATAGTGTTGGCGAATATTCGGTTACTCATGGATTGACGTACAATGAAGCAAAGTCAATCTTGTCACAAGAACATATTTATGTACCAACTAAAGAATATAAAGAAGTAATGGATGTCGTGGATGATGAAACCGGAGAAATCAATGAAGAAACAATGTCGTTTGAATTTGAAACATCAGACACTCATTATTATAGATATAAATGGATTCCTTATAATGAAGATAAGCAGGATAGTGGTAAATGGGATAAGGAAAAGAGAATTGTAATAACTTCGGCCGAATATGTTAATGAGGACGATATAATAGACGAGTACGATAATAAGCTTGAAATTGGAGATTTATGGTATTGCATACGCGATGTTGATGACGTGCCGGTAGGAGTAAGTCCATTAAAAGGAGGAAATCTTTATATTTGGACTGGATACATGTGGGATTGGGTTGCATCAAATGATGACAACTATCAAAGCCGTATTATTGCATCAATGAAGCAAACAGATAATTCTATTAGAGCAGACATCGTTGCTCTTGACGAAAGAGCCACCAGTATCGCGGCAGACGTTAACGGTATTACTACAAGCGTCACGGACGCAAATCGTAATATTAGCGCAATTCAGCAGAATGTTGAAACAATTACGGCTACCGTTCAAACAACAGAAAATGCTGTTGCTTCTGTTCAACAACAGGCCGATGAAACAGATGCGTCTTTAACTGCGATAACGTATGGTAGATTTCATGTAGTATATCATTCTTATTTGGGTACTGCTCCAGACGTCGTTGAGGACGGAAAGAAATATAATAATAAACCAGTATGGAATGACGAAACAGGAATTTTTGAATTTGCAGACTCAGATGAGGATGAGGATGAAAATGGTGCATATTATTTTACCAGCGACGATGAAACAAAGTATTGCGAAGTTGTATATGATGTAGATGGTGTAGAAGTTGGTTATAATATCTGGACCATAGGCAATAAAGCAACATCTATGATAGATAGTCGTATTAGCGAAGCCGAGGCAAGCATAAGCGAGTTAGTTGAATTTAAGACAGAAACAACAGATTCTTTAGCTAATACAACGGCTCTGGCAAATGAAAATAAAGCGAGTATTACAAATCTGACTTCCCGTAATTACCATAAATTACTTAGAGTTAGTGAAGAAGAAGTTGCTATATATGGTGAATATAGATTCGCAAACCCACCAGAATGGAAGTCAACAACCAGAAAATATGAATTCGATATTGATGATAGAATCGATGATGGCATTTATTATATGGCAGATGAAAATGATCAAACATATTGTCGTATTGTAACAGCATCTGATGGAACTGTTTTATATGAAATATATGGCGTTGTCATAGGCTCTATAGCTGCTGTTGAGCAAAAGGTAGAAGACAATAGCTCGTCTATTGGGTTAGTTGTTCAAAGAGTCGAGAAGGTTATTGACGAGAATGGTAATTTGACCGATGATTCAATATCGAGCAAGGGTAGCATAATTATTGAAGCTATTAATGGAGAATCTACTGCGACCATTGAGGCGGATCGCGTGAACATCGCGGCGTCTACTGTGATTAGTTCTATTGTAGATAATGGAGTAGTTACGCCAGCAAAGATTATTCAGTCTATTAACGGTGATACGTCTACGACTACTATTAGTGCAGATAAAATTAATTTAGCTGCCTCATCAATGTTTAGTGCTGTGGTTGGTAAAGAAGACGATATTATTACTCCTGCAAGTATAGTGGCTGCCATTAATGGCTCTGAGTCTTCTGTTAAAATTGATGCAGATCATGTTGAAATTGACGCAGACAGCATTGACTTGAGCGCACATAAAATGTTTAAGGCTGTTGTTGGAGAAGACGGAGCTATTACGCCTGCAAGTATTGTAGCAGCTATTGATAATACTGATGGAACTTCAAAACTTTCTTTGTCTGCGGATCACATTGATTTTAAGTCATCTACAATGTTTAGCGCTATTGTAGACGATGACGGAAATATTACGCCTGCTAGTATTGTGGCCAAGATTAATGATGATACGTCTAACGTTACAATAAATGCAGATAAAATAGATCTTAATGGATATGTTACGATTGATAATTTGCAAGACGGAAAGACTGTTATTAGCGGCTCTAATATTACAACAGGTACAATTAATGCAAATCGCATTAGCTTATATGGAATTACTGTGAAACAGAAAATTACGCAGAACGGACAAACGGCAGACGGCGGCACTACATTTTCAATAGATGAAAGTGGCAATGTTACAATTAATGGAACGGTTCATATGGGCGCTGGCTCTACTATCAGTTGGGATAATGTAATTGGCTCAGGTGACAATGATCCAGTAATGCTGGCGCAGAATGCAAATACAACTGCAAATGCTGCAAATCAACTGGCTGGTAATGCGAATATAACTGCAAATATTGCTAGTGGGAGTGCTAGCAGCGCCGTAGATATGGCTCAATCGATTGCTAGAGGAGAATATAAAGAAAATGAAAGTGGCAAAAATACATTTATTAGTGAACGTAAAATCTTTTCTCCTCAAATATATGCGAATGAATTTAATGCAATATCTACTGCTAGTGATGGTGGCGGCTCATTTAATCTATATGGTACATTTGGTGAAACAATGCATCATATGCTCCGAATATTGTATTCTAGAGGCGATTCTCCTAATGTTTCTTTTGGGTCTCCAGCTGGTGCGTATGGTTATTGGACGTTTCCAGTATCATATTTTCAAGGATATAAATATTTTACTGGTACCGTAGATTTTTCAATGGCCACTGTAATTGGATTATCTGCCGTAGCAGTGTTTGGATAAGGTGGTGAGCGTAGATGGCATATATAACTTATGGAAACGTTACTCCATCATCTTTTACATTGTATGTTGCCGGACTTGATACCAACTATTCAAAGCCTGGACGTACAATTTACTGGGCGGTTAATAATGTGGCACGCGGAAGCGAGTCTCTTGGCGCGTATGCTAGTATCAGCAACGGATTCACGGTATCTGGATTGCAAAGCTACACTCAACACTCTGTATATGCCGAAATAGTTTATGATGGAGGCGTAGCAAGGCCGGATACAATTTATATTACAACACGTCCCTCATATTTTTCATGGACTAATGGTGCGCTGAATTGGAATACAGGGCTTATAGAAAAGGTTAGCAACGGATCTTTTAATTTAACGGCTCAAGAATGGAATAATTTGTGTTCAAACATCAATGACGTTCGTGCTTATATGGGATACTGGATATATAATTTTACTTCAGCATATCCTGGCCTTACTTTTACATACAGTATGTATAATGAAGCGGTTTATGCTATACAAGGAATTAGTGGATATGGATATTATTTATCGACAGTGCAATCTGGTTATCCCATATATGCGTATCAAATGAACGTTTTGATGACAGAATTAAATTCGATACATAAGTAAACCTATTGACAAAAAGGAGAAATATTATGAAGAATTATCAAATTTTTAACGCATATCCAACGCTAATGAAGCTGGCGGATATGAATTACAATGATTATGATGTGAATTTAGATATAGCGCTCATGCTCAATGACGTGACTACAAGATACAATATCATATCATCTATGATAAAGAGAGTCACAGAAGAGTATTGTGCTGCAGACGAAAACGGGTATGTGAGAATGAATGGCGGCAGTCCGATGATGAAGCCGGGCAAGTCGCTTGAAGAGTATGATGCTGAAATGCAAAAGATTAGTGACGGCGATGCGAATTATGATCCTGAAAAGATCATTGTGAACCGAGGTTCGTTTAAGGGCACGTTGCCTAGTCCGAAAGAGATCCTGCAGGTGCAGGACTTTATTTCTTTTGTTAAAGAGGGATAATACATGAAAGTAATGGCATGGGACCAAAGCACGAAGATTAGTGCCTGGTCTTTTTTTATTGATGGAGAATATTCGGAGAGTGGCGTCATTGATTTACACAAAATGTCTGATACTGAATTGCGTGTCAAAGAAATGGGATTGGAGATATGTAAGAAGATTGGCGAATATAAGCCGGAGATTCTGTTTATAGAGGATATTCAGCAACAGCAGGGCAACGTGATGACACTGAAGCTCTTGGCGCGTATTCAGGGTATTGCCATTGGATATGCTACTGCACATAATATTCCAATTCATATATTGCCGCCGTCTCGTTGGCGGTCGGCGCTGGCGTTTAAGCAAGGAGCCGGTGTTAAGCG